AACGGCACGACCGTGCCCTGCAAGTAGGCGACAACGGACCAGAACGCCCCGACGAGCGTGTCGCGCACCATCGGCCAGTATCCGCTTACCCAATCCCACACGCTGAGCAAGGCGGGGATGAGCTGCGTATTCACATAGTTAACAACGGCCCAGAACGCGCCGACGATGGTGTCGCGCACGATAGGCCAATTGACAATGACGAAATCCACCACGCGCCAGAACAACGGAATCAACACATCGTTGATCATCGGCATGATGTTGCGGTTGACCCAATCGACAATGGTGTTAAACACGCCGACGACCGTGTCGCGTACGCGCCCGAAGTTGGTGGTCACAAAGGTGATTGCCGACCCCAAGGCCTCGGTGATCTTCGGCACAACCACATCGAGTGCGGCGCTGACCATTGGCAATGCGGTGATCGCAAAATCTTTGAATTGCGACACCAGCGGCGTGAGTATTGGCAGGATACGCCCGCCAATCTCTTCCATGATGTCGCCCAACGAGTTCTTCAAGATGGCGAGCTGCCCCGCGAAGGTGCTACCAGCGGCCCGCGCGGCACCTCCGAACTCAGTGGCCAGCTCTGCCAAGACAATCTTTTGAGCGCCCATCATGTCGCCTGACTCTTGCAGCGCCTTGATCTGCTCTTTCTGCTGTTCGGTGAACGTCACACCGACGCGGGTCAGTGCCGTGATGCCGGTAATGGGGTCGTTGAGGGCTTTGCCTAGCTGAATTGACGCGCCCTTCACATCGCCGCCCATGGCTTGGGCAAGGTTGAGCGCTGTCTCGGTGGCTTGTGGGAAGACATCTTTGCCAATATTGGTAAAGGTCAACAGCATGTTTTCGGCACCGAGAATCGTATCGTCTTCGAACTTCGTCACCTGTTGCAACGATGAAGCCAGATCGAGCGCGGCTTGGGCCGTGACGCCCGCCTTGCCGCCTGTCGACTGAATGACGGCTTCAAGCTGGGCGACCCCTTCCTCGGCCTCGGCTGCAGCCACCACACTGGCGGTCAAACCACCGAGCAAAGCGGTGCCACCGGCGAGCAGCGCGCCGCCCAGCGCCTTGCCGATTGTGCCGGCAATGCCGCCGATGTGACTACCAAGTCCCGTTGCCTTCTCTTCGGCATCGTTGAAGGTCTTGGAATAGCCCTCGGCATCCGCCAACAGTTTGACGACCAGTTCAGCCAGTGTGATCATTTTTCGCCTTTGCTATCGCCTGATTCTCTTTTGCCCAGCCAACGAGCTTGCCCCACATCGCCTTTTCTTTGCGTCGCTCTTCGCGCAGTTGCTCCGCCTTGCTGGGCGGAATCTTCCACATGAAGTCAACGGCATTCATTGGCTCAGCGTCTGCCTTTCGGTTACTGTTGTAAAGCAGCGAGGCCAGAACGGCCATGTGCCAATTGGCGCGGGCCTCGCCGAATGGCTCAACCTTTGCATAGGCAGCCCATTCGGCGATTTCACGCGATGACATGCGCGTCTCTAACTCTTCGACCGACCAGCCAAGATGGCCCGCTAATTGGAAGCGGAATCGCCGCCCGGGCTGGTCACGGAGTTTTTTTCAAGCGCCTTGACCTCATCAGCCGAAAGCGCATTAACTCGCTGGGCCACATCGAAGAGGCGCGCAATCACCGCCGCACTTTTCTCGCCAAGGGCATCGGCATCCTCATCGCCCAGCACACGCTTGCCGTCAGCGTCGACGAGGGTCAGCACGACCAGCCGCGCGCGCATGTTGGCCAGATTGACCTTGCGCACTTTGGCTTGCCGCCCCACATCGACGCTGACCATGCTGGTTTCCCATTGGTCACGGTCCTTGGCGCTGAGCGTTTTGATGAAGAGGCCGCTTTCAAGTCCCCACTCAGGGACGCTGACGGCCTCTTTGTTTGCATCTTGGGCCGCTAAGATTTGATCTCGTAGATTCATAAATTAGGTAATGGTGGGCGCGCCGGTCGGTTCAATCTTGACCTTGCACATCAATGCGTTGTCCTGCTTGGACTCGCGCCCAAGGCTAGTGATATGGCCATTGAACGCAATGACTTCGCCGGTGCCGGGGGTGGTAATCGTCATTGCGACCGGGGCCGTTGCTGAAAACGCTGCAACAACGCCGGTGTGCGACTCGATAGAGTCGTCCCAAACGAGATTCGCCTCGAAGGGAGTAAGATCAAACAACCCGGTCTTGATGCGCTCGGTATATCCCGATGTGCTGTCATGTGTCGTGACATCGACGGTCTTCGCCACTTGCTCTGGAAAGGTCACATCTTTTAACTGTGCGATTGTTGTGAGAGATGCGCTGATTGTGATTTTGAGCTGCACCCCAAAGCCGCCTGATTTAGCCATTGTTCACCTCTGTGGTTTTGTCTTCTTCCTTTGGCGGCTTCACTTCCTCCGCCAATCCTTTGTTGATGAGCGCCTTTGCTTCTCGCTCGTCTACGCCTGTCAACGTGTCACCGGCCCCCCATACAGAGCCGCCGACAACGGTATTTGCTAGTAACTTGATCGTCATTCTTGATACATCAGCAACACATCCATGATGACGCGCTGCCGCCCTGTATTCGGTTCAAAGCCATCGACAACGTTCTCGACCTTCGCCCGCTGCACGCTCACCGTGCCCATCGTGCCCTTGTAGCCATGCACCGCCGTTTTGACCGTCGCCGCGAGTGTCTTCGCGCCCGCGTAGGTATCGGCCCAGCAATCGAGTTGGATGCGCGTATCGGGCAGGCCTTGCGGCCCGTCGTGCAACACGTCGTCGCGCACGCTGATGAGTTGATAACTGATCGCTGGCAACACACAGTCTTGGCGGAGTGGGGCAGGCATGATGCGGGTGCTGATCAGCGTTGTGATCGCTGACTGTGCCAGCACATATGCCACCAAGCCTTCCTCGATTGTCATCGCTCTGCCGCCTTTACGATCAGATCCACAAACGCCCGCCGCATTGCCTCAATGGCCTCGTTGATCTTCGTATCGAACGCCGGTCGCAGAAAGGGCCGCGCCTTCTGATGGAAGGAACGCCCCAGCGAGTCGCTGTCTTCGAAGCCCAGCTCGATACGTCGCGCATAGGGCACATCGGTGCCGCCAAAGACTTCAGCAGTTTTTGTGCCGACTTCGCCCTGACCTAGATCGCTGTAACCGCTATCCAAGCCGCCTTGAAAGTCCGGCGTTTCGCCCGCTGCACCGCCGACGTGAAGCGACCTGCGCAGTGTGCCGGTCTTGTATGCCGCCAGCCGCTTCGCCTCGTTGATGATGACGAGCATCCCAACCACGCCCGCGCGGAAGAGCACTTGGCCACGCCCGATGTCGCTGAGCTTGCCGAACTTGCGCGACAGGTCTTTCAGCCCGACGATGCTCATGGGTCAACCTTCCTCAGATCGAGCCGCGTTTGCAGCGCTTGATCGTCGAAGCTCACACCGGTGATGTCATACGCTGTGCCGTCGATGATGGCTTGCATGGCCGCTTTAATCGTGTTGTAGTAGCCCTTGAGCACTGCCGTGTGAGTGTTGACCGCGTATTCGAGGTCGACGTTCTTTGGCTCTTGTTGCGACGCTGGTGCGATGCGGCAAGCGACAGAGACGACGCCGGACAAATTGCCCCACGTTCGCCCTGTTTCGCCGTAGCTGCCTGAGCTAATCGTCGCCTCTTGCACCGTGCATGACGATGGAAAGAAATTCGCAATTAGTCCCAGCAGCCGCCCATCGACCAGCGTCGCGCCAAAAGCCATTTACACGTCCCCCCGAAGCGCCGATGAGACGAAGCGATTGCGAAGACTAAAGTCGTCAACAACCATTTCGGCCCAGTCGAACGCGCCGCCATCACTGGCCGCCTCGTCGCGGTCGGCCTGCTCGCGCAGCTTGTCGGCTTGCATGCGCAACTCGCGCGCCACGCTGGCCCCATCGGTCTGGATTTCCAGCAGCCGAATGACCTTCAGAACTAAGACCTGATTGCGAGCGATTGTTTCAAGCGCCAACGCCGCCGACCGCTTGATGTTGCTGCCCTCCAATGACATGAAGGCGTCCATCTCCGCATCGGTAAAGATGGGACTGGCGGCATCCACGTCAGTGGCGAGCAAGCGCACCTTGTCGCGGTCGGTGCTTAGGCTGGCGTTGTAGGTAAAGCTCATTTCTTTGGCCTTGTCTTCGCGGTCTGCTTCGGCTCTTTGAGATCGATCTCGCCGTCATTGCTTTGGCTAGAGTCATCCGGCTCAGTGCGAATGTTCTTGCGAATTGCTTGCAACTCAGCCAAGATGGCGGCGAGATAAATCTCCGTAACGGTCGCTGGTGATGGCAACGATGTCGCCACTAGCTGCCGCTCCCGTTGCTGGCAACGGTCATCTTCGGGTCCAACCGTGTGCCGCCAAAGACGTGGCGAACCTTGTACATGACGCTATCGGTGTCGAAGTCGCCGTTGAGCGGGTCAGTGGACGCCCCCGCGCTCTGCGTGTTCGGGGCCTTGACGAAGATTTCAGGCGACTCATGGCCGCGCAAAAAGCCAATCTCAAGGGCAGGGCGGCCCACCGATGGGCTAGCAAACAATGCCCACGATGTGTCGCCATTGGCTGAACTGGCCACAACGGGGATATAAGGATCGACGTTCAAGCGGCACTTTTGCGCCATCCAGTTGGCGGTCACCATGTTTTGCTGGGCCGTGCCTGCGCTGGCATTGGTGTCGAGCCACAACTGAGTCGCGCTGAGAATGTTCTGAGCGGTGATCTGAAGCGCAGGCGGCACCACCAACTCAACGGCATCGACCACAATCGGCTCACTATCTGCATCGCGCATCGCCGCCAAAATTTTGAACGCGGTTTGTAGCGCAGAGATCGACAGCACTGGATTGCTGGTCACCTTGTTGGCATTGCCAACGGTGTAGAGCGAGGCATGGGGGCCATTGGCATCCATATACAGGCCGGTGACGAACTTCGATTCGCTGCGACGAGCTGCACGGGCAAAGCGCTCCGGGATGCTCTTCAAGGCATCAAGGTCGTCGTTCACCATCGCTTCCCAGCTAAACCCGATGCGGCGGCCATACTTCTGCACGGTGTAGCTGTAAGCGGCGTCGCTGACGCTGGCTTCGGGATACTCGGCCTGTTGTGGCACGATGCTGAGCACCGACTCGCTGCCGTTCAGTGCAAAGCGCTTGACGGTGCGAAAGTCGGGCACAGAGCCGATGCGGGTGAAGTTGCGATAGACCTGCGGGGTCTCCATGTAGCTGCCCAGCAAAGCGCGATCGAGAATATCGCCAAAAAGGTTGGAGAAATCCGACGTGCCCAAGGCCTCTTTCAACTGCCAGCCGCGACGCTTGCCGTCATAGACCTCTTTGACAAAGTTGGCAGCCTCGCCCAGCTTCGCCAGATATTGGGGCGAGCGCTTGACATTGCGATAACGATCACCATCGCCGCCAAACAGCTTTTGAACGCTGGCTTCCTCGGCGCGAATGGACTCGATTACTTCCTGAAATTCCATGTTGATCTTCCTTTCGGCCTAATAGCCGATCTTCACGCGAATGGTGGCTGTCGAGCCGCTGCTGACCGCCTCCAACGCATAGCCAAACCGAACGCCAGTGTTTTTCTTGCTGATCTTCGGCGTATCAGCGTTGACGTAGTAGAGAATGTCGCCCACTGCGACCGCGCTGCTGCCGCCGCCGTCAATGCCCTTCACGCTGAACGTCGCCACGCCGTCCGTCTTCATCGTCACCTTGCCGTTGGCGTCGGTGCTATTCAGTGCGAGACCGGGAATCTGACCGGCCACAACGGGGTCGCCGCTGGTCACGCTGGCAAGGGTGACATCGATCTGATTGCCAGTGTTAAAGATTTCGTTTGTTGCCATTGCTGTTGCTCCTAGCGGCCCTGTGCCGCCAACTTCGCGGCGGACTCAGACAAGCCCAGCGCCTTGAACGATTCCACCAATCCCGCCTCGCTGAATGCCGGGGCGTCATTGCCGCCGCCCAATCCGGCGATGCGGCCATTGCCCAATTTGGCGAGGTAATCGGCCTCAGCTTTCACCGCCTCGTCGATCTTGGCCTTGTATGCGTCTTTGTCGAGCATGCCGTCCTTGTGGACCGGCGACTTGCTCAACGACTCCGCCAACCGTGCCTTGGTGAGGTCGGGGAGTTTGGCCGTTGCGAGCGACGTATTGACAAAATCAGCCGCCTCGCGCAACAGCAATGCCTCGCGCAAGCGGGCCGTCTCGGCCTTGGCTTCGCTCAGCTCTTTCTGCTCTTGCTCAGTCATAGTGTTTTTTGCCTCCGAAACTTCCTGAACGGGCGGCTGAATAACCGTCCGCGATTCAGTCAAAACCGCACCACCCGCGCCGGGCAACGTCACAA